CGAGCCCAGAACCCGAAAGACTGACGGGTTCTTTGCTTTGATACATGCGCTGTCGAAAGACAGTGAGCTGAAAGACCCGGGCGATTTCAAGTTCCTGTCACTCGGCGTTTACACATACTAGAAAGGAGGGATTGCGGTGTGGGAATTCGACAGTGGTTCCTAGATTTGTTTGACAAGGAAGGCACGCTGAGTTTGAGTGCTGTGGTGGCCAGACTTGCCACAGAGGTCTACTACAAGGAGCTGGCCGTCCAAGCATGTGCTAACCTGATCGCCAAGACTCTGGCCCGGGCTGAGTTCAGAACCTTCCTGAAGGGCGAAGAGGTCCGAGAGGACATGTATTACCTGCTCAATATTGAGCCCAATCCCAACCAGAACGCCACAGATTTTTGGCGAGACGCGGTTTACAGGGCGGTCAGAAACAACGAAGCGCTGATCATCATGGACGGTAACTACCTGCACCTGGCTGATTCTTGGACTGTGGTGCCAGGCACTTTCGTTGAAAACCTCTACACCGAGATACAGCTGGGAGAGCTGAAGGAGCCTTTGAGACGGCGGGAAAGTGAAGTGCTGCACCTGCGGATGCACAACGAAAGGGCGCAGCAAGTCATTGAGGGCCTTTATAATTCTTACAGCAAGCTCATCGCTGCAGCTCAGAAGCGCTACCGCAGAAATAGCTCCAAGCGAGGGTTCTTGGAGCTGGGGACCAATTACCCACAAACTGAGAAGGCCCAGGCGGACCTTAAAGATTTGCTGGAGAATAGGTTCAAAACCTTTTTCCAGCACGAAGATGACGCTGTTCTTCCTTTGACAGGCGGGGCCAAGTGGCAGGAGCTGGAGGCCACCGGGCCCGCAGCTAGAGGAACGGTTGAAGGACGGGACATCCGGGAGTTTATCAACGACATCTTCGACTTCACGGCTGTAGCTTTCCAAGTACCGCCGCAGCTACTGAAAGGGAACGTGGCTGANACCCACGAGGTCATGAAGAACTTCCTGACGTTCTGTATCAACCCGTTGGCCGACATGATCAGTGATGAGATTAATCGCAAGATGTACGGAAAGAGGGATTTCAAGAAACGCAGCTACGTCAAGGTGGACACTACACACATTCGTGCGGTGGACGTCAAAGATGTTGCTGGTGCTTTGGATATCCTCTTCCGGATCGGTGCTTACACCATCGATGACTGCCTGAAGTACTTGGGCATGGAGCCCCTTGGTGGTGAGGTTGGCCAACAGAGATTCATTACTAAGAACTACCAGCCCATTGAGACTGTTATCGGTGGTGAAGGAGGTGAGCAAGAATTGAACCGTTAGCCATAGATAGAACGCTTAACGAAAGGGGTGACTTGATGAAAAGATATTGGCAGTTGGCCACCCAAGACAGAGAGGCGGCCCTTTATATCTACGGAGACATAGTGACCGAAGATTGGAAATGGCTTGAGTCTGACGTGAGTGGTCATGAACTGGTGCAGCAGCTGGACCAGCTGGATGTTGACCTAATTAACGTCTACATTAACAGCTATGGTGGATTCGTCAGCGAAGCCTGGGCTATCCATAATGCCCTAAAACGCCAGAAGGCCAAAATCAGGACCGTTTGCGAAGGCTTTGCCTGCTCTGCAGCGAGCTTGATTTTTATGGCCGGGGACGAGCGCATTATGCTGGACACGTCGGCGCTTTGGATTCACAACGTCCAAACCTTCGCCGCTGGTGACTACAAAAAGCTCCAAAGTGAGGCCGAGGGTGCCAAGAAGCTCAACGAGCTTAGTATGCAGGTTTATTTGGAGCATGTGAGCCTCTCTAAGGAAGAACTGGCAGAGATGATGGACAGGGAGACGTGGATTTCTCCGACCGAAGCCCTGGAGTGGGGATTCGCCACCGCCATCCAGTCGGGAGGTGAGAGCAAGAAGCCTACACAAAGTGCAAGAAAACATATCTTCGACATGATCTTCAAAGAATTGGACCGGCCGCTCACGGCACATGGAAACGTGCAGGTGCCATCCGAAGAGCAGCTGGAAGAGTTCGCAAAACAGTTCCTAACTAAGCTCCAGGCACAAGCTAACGAAACCGAACAAGAAGGTCCAGCTCCAGACCAGGAGCACCAAGACCCTGAAAGCAAGGGTCTTTTCAATTTCCTGGAGGCGTTAGCCTCAAAACTAAGCGAAGGAGATGAAGAGAAGTGAAGAACCTTGATTTGCTTAAACAGCAGAAGGCCGATTTCGCGGCCAAAATGAAGGAAGCCATTCAAAACAACGATGAGCAGGTTTTTGCAGAGGCGTTTGTTGAATTCGCAAACGCCGTGCAGGAGGCTGTAATCGCCGAGGCTAGGGGCCTGGTGCAGTCCGTTGACAACACTGTCCTTGCTGGCCGCGGTGTTCGCGTCCTGACCAGCCAGGAAAGGGAGTATTACCAGCGGATCATCGACGCGATGAAGAGCAACAACCCGAAGCAGGCTCTTACCGGCTTCAATGACGTGTTACCTGAAACCGTCATCGACGCCATCTTCGAGGACATCACCGAAGAACATCCGCTGCTGTCGGTGATCAACTTCCAGAACACCGCAGCGCTGATCAAGTACCTCTACAGCACCATGGATGGACGTCATCTCGCCTGGTGGGGCAAGCTTTGCAGTGATATCGAGAAGGAGCTGAACGCAGAGTTCAAGCTGCTCAACTTGGAACAGACCAAGCTTTCGGCATACGTGCCGGTCTGCAAGGCGATGCTCGACCTCGGCCCTGTCTGGTTGGATCGCTATGTACGCACCATTCTTGGTGAGGCCATCGCCAACGGCCTTGAGGACGGCATCATCAACGGGCGAGGTATTGCCGAGCAGGGTGACATCTTCGAGCCTATCGGCATGATTCGCGACCTGAGCCAGTTCGCCCCGGCTAACGGGTACGCTGTCAAGGTGCCTGTGCCGATTGCGGATCTTCTGCCGGAGACCTATTTGCCCCTCATAGCCGACCTGTCCATTGGTCCGAATGGTCTGAACCGTAGGATTACTGAGGTCTTGCTGGTGGTCAACCCGCAGGACTACCTGCGTAAGATCGTGCCTGCTACTATTTACAGGCAGCCCGATGGCCGCTATGTGCTCGACATCTTCCCCTTCCCGACCCGTGTTGTGCAGAGCGCATACATGGATGAGGGCACTGCCGTTCTCGGACTGGCCAAGCGGTACTTGATGGCGATGGGTATCGGCGATAAGGGTGGCCGTATCGAGTACAGCGATGAGTATCACTTCCTCGAAGACGAGCGCGTCTACCTGACCAAGTTCTACGGTACTGGCCGACCGCTGGACAACAATAGCTTCATCCTGCTCGACATCGAGAACGTGAAGCCCATCGTACCCGCCATCCGCGTGGTCTCCTGGCCAGATGCAACGCTGAGCGACCTCAAGGTAGCAAACGGCAACATCGATATCAGCCCGGCCTTTGACAAAAACATTCACTACTATACTGCTGAGACTGATAATGTGGCCGACCTGGTTACCGCTACTGCAACGGACCCGAACGCTGTGATTGAGGCGACCCTCAACGGCGACCCGACCGATCTCAGCAGCACGCAGGCTTGGGAGGAAGGTCAGAACGTTATAATCATCACTGTGACCAACGGCAATGTGGTGGAGATGTACGTTCTGGTCGTAACCTACGAGCCCGAGGGATAAGGTGAGTGAGGATGAAGGTAAGAGTCCTGAAGCCTTTCCGAGACATTCATACAGGTGAGCGCTACAGGAGGGGCCAGATAATCGAGATCACCAAGAAAAGGTTAGCCGAAATCAAGAAGAACTTGGGGGGCGGTTTTGCCGAGGCCGTCCCCACCCCCTCTGGCGAGGAACCCGAGCAGAAAGCGGGTGGTTAAATGCTGTTAGACCTGGTTAAGGACCATCTCAAAATCACCTGGGAGGATGAGGACTTCCAGCTGATTAACATCATAGAAAGAGCGAAGGCCAGTCTGAACAAGCTGGTGGATGCAGAGCTTGATTATGAAGAACCAGGCCCTGCTCAAGACTTGCTTATCAACCGCTGTCGCTACGACTACAGCAACGCGCTAGAGTACTTCGAGCAGAACTTCGCCCGAGAAATTCTTCGCCTTCAGCTGCAGGTGGCCGCAGAAGAGGTGAGCACTGATGGAGGGGCTTAGGAAGCAGGCGTACCGCGATAAGATGCGGGAGCTGGGCAAGACTCTGCGGCACCGGATCGTGATCCAAAAGCGGAGTGTGACGAAAGACCCATGGGGCAACCAGGTCGAAGAGTGGCAAGACTGGCGGACGGTCTGGGGCAATTTACAGACGCTGTGGGGTGAGCGGTACTACGCTGCCAAAGCAGTCGGTGAAGAGAACACTGTCATCTTCGAGCTTCGGCGGGCGCCCTTTCTAGACGAACTGATCCAAAACGTCGATGACTACCGCTTGGAGTTCCTCACACACCACCGCGGCACTGTCTACACCATTCTGCGCGTTGACCAGCTACCGGGCGAGGCGTGGGTGAAGCTGACTTGTGAGGAGAGTAAACTGCATGGCTGATGTGATCAAAGTAGATGACTTGGCCGGCGAAATAGTTCTTGCTGTGAGGACATACACGGAAGAGGTAGGGGCAGCCATCGACCAGGCCGCCAGAGACACAGCAAAAGCCATGGCCAAAGACCTGCGGGAAACCTCGCCCAAAGACACGGGCGAGTACGCCAAGGGCTGGACGTACCGCAAGGAAGCCCCAGGAAGCTACCGGGTCTACAACAAGAAGAAGCCTCAACTTACCCACCTCTTGGAACACGGCCATGCCCAACGCGGAGGTGGGAGGGTGGAAGGTAGGCCGCACATTAAGCCTGCTGAAGAACGTCACGCTCCGCAGCTGGAGAGGAAAATCGCGCAGATTCTTGAGAGGGGTGGTTAGCCGTGACCTACTTGGATATCATGGCAGGCATGGAAAGTATAGGGCTGCCCTGCAGCTATCACAAGTGGTCTCGAGCGCCGTCCCTGCCGTATACGCTGATTACGCATACGGAAAACGACGATTTGATGGCGGATAACTACAACTACTTCGACGTAGGCAACTACCGATTGGAACTCTATACCGCGCGGAAAGACCCGACTACTGAGAGAAAAGTCGAGAATTGGCTCAAAGCCCAGCGGATCCCCTATGGGAAGTCCTCACCGGGCTTTATTGATTCTGAGAACATGTTCCTTACCGCGTACGATATTCAATTGATAGGAGGTTAACACGATGGCGAACAAAGTGAAATTTGGTCTTGAACAGGTCCACATTGCGTTCAAGAGTGCCGACGGGTATGAAACCCCCCAGGCGATTCCGGGAGCAGTCAACTTGACCATGAATCCGGAAGGTGGCGAGACGGCATTTTATGCCGACAATCGCAAGTACTACAGCAGGTTCACCAACAATGGGTACAGCGGCACGCTTGAGATGGCGCTGGTGCC